CGTTCACCCCAGGCCCAGCAGAGAGCCGAAGCGCCCATGAGAACGCACTTGGAGTATTTGACGTTGCCGCCCGAACCGCCGTTGGAGTAGATCGGAACGTTTTCATGTTCGTGGAATATAACGCCATCCCAGATGCCGAGCATGCCGCTGAAGAGTGGGTTGTTCGAGCCACGTTCAGCGGCATCCTTCTGAGCGGCCATAAAGGTTGTGTCATACTTCAGATCGACGGCCGCGTCGGGGCTGATGAGCATAACAAGGTATTTCTTGCCATCGACCATGACCGGCTGAAGCGGGGTCTTGCCGCCGCTGCGCTGAGTGAGAGCGATAGCTTTGACTTTGGAGATCAGGGCCGGGGTGATTTTGTCGTTGGCGTCGATGTCACCTACAGCAGTAGCGTTACCACCGTAGTAGATCGAAGTGGGGGAAGCGGTCAGAGCATCCATGCACTTCTGGTCGATGAGTTCAGCGCCCCAGACAGTGAGGGCATTGCGGATTTCGGTCGGGATGTCGCCGACGAAACGCTGGCGGGTGAGGGCACCATCATCCATGATCGCGTAGCGGAAGCGGTCGAGGGTGATCTGATAGGTGTAGAAGGTCAGCTTATCTTCTTTGCCTTTGACAGTTGCGTTGCCGGTGATCGGGTCGCCGGTTACGCGGATGCGCATACCAAAGGTCATGGTTTCACCCTTGGCTTTGGTGAAGTCGGTCTTTTCAAATACGGGCATGTCACCTGAAGCAGACATGAAGCGGCTGAAATACGCAGCTTTCTTCTGCTCAAGGAACAGTTGTTTCTGTACAATAATGGGGGCAAGTGCGTTGCCGGTTGCGATTGCAGTACGAGCCATACTCGTTTACTCCTGTTTAATAAAGTTCTTTCTGCAGCTCTTTCAGCTCTTCGAGTGACATCTTATCGATGTCAGCTTCGGTGAGGCTGTCGAGTCTGCCGGACTTCTTCGGCGACGTTGGGGCCGCCGAAGTGGGGCTTTTTGCTGAGGCGAATTTCGCCACGTTGTCAGTAATTTTACTTGTGCGCTTTTCAGCTTCCTCAAGTTTCGCCCTGAGTTCCTTAATTTCCTTGTAGAGCTCAGCGCGTTTGACGAGTTGGAACAGTGCGCCCATGTGCATCGTGGCGGCGGGGTCTGCCTCGAACTGATTAACCATCTCAGCCGGGGCACCGTCAGCCTTCATGACTTCGAGTGCGTGTGCTTTCACTTCGTCGAACTTGGGGAATGTGCTTGAGAACAGCTGACGGGTCTGATTGATCGCATCCTGCATGGCGGTCTGATGCTCTTCCTTATCCAGCTGTTCCTTGGCCTTTGCCCTTTCGATAGCCTTTTCGATGGCGGCTTTGGGGTTTTCGAGAATTTCATCGTTTGTCAGTTCAGGGCCGAGTTCGGCTTTCTGCTTGTCCCGGAGCTGTTTCCGAAGCAGTCCTACCTCAGCGTTGCGCTGGTTGATAAAATCGTCTTTGTCCTTCAGCTGCTTCTCATACCTCTGAGAGCGTTCTTCCAGCTGCTTCAACCGTTCTTCCAGCGTGGGTTCTTCCTGTGCAGGTTGCTCCTGTGGAGCGTCTGCCGGCTTCTCCTGCGGCTGTTCGGTGAGCATCTGTTCGAGCTGCTCAGGTGAGGCATCATCAATCTGGGCCATCAGGTCGGTGTCCATAGTGTTCTCCTGTCGAGTATGGTACTACCCTTAGTATAGGGCGGTTTACATAATATTGTCAAGCCTGTCTCTTCGACTGGGCCGCAATCATTGTCTTTCTGATTTCCGTTTCATACTTCTTATCCTCAGCCTGAGCTTGCTGCTGGCTCGCTTCACCGAGCATCTGCATAATCCGTTCCTTGTTCGGAATCGGCGCAAGTTCGATGAAAAGTGCCGGTGGCAGGGGCACGCCCTTGCCTGCCAGTTCCATCATAAGCTCGAAGTTGGCGAGCTGGGCTGTGGGGGATTGGCCTGTCTCACCGATGGTTACATCGTATTTGGTGAGATCGGCGTCTTTGAGGCGAGTGACGATCTGCTGGTAGAGCTGGAGGTCATAGGGGTCTACCTGCTGCTGGTCACCCATGAAGATTGGTTCAAGTTTCGCCTGATTAAAGAACAGGCGGGCTATGCGCTCGGGGGTGTAGAGTTCCTGAATCCAGAGAAGCAATTCCAGCCCGAGGCGTTTCTTGGCCTGGCTGACGTTATCAAAGAGGTATTCATTGCCCATCAAGCCCTGCTGGAGGCGGTGGGCCATTGCCGCGCCGGACTGATACTGGCTGCCGGTACCAAGCATCTCCACATTGACGTTCGAGGTTTCTCTGAACGACTGCAAGCTGTTCATTTCCAGCTGCACAATGGAGGGGCTGACCTGTCCCGCGTCGATCTTTTGCGGCGGGTTCTGCGTCTCGGGTATCTCTACCACGAATCCAGGGGCTGAAACCTGGTCGAGGAACTTCTGCTTCTGCTGTTGGTTCGAGAACGTGCCTTTGGGCAGCAGCCAACCATTGTTAATCGAAGTATTAACGATGTCAACGATCTGGCTGCGTCTCTTATTTATCTCTCTCTGCGGGTCTTTGGTACGCTCAACCTTACCCTCGAAGCGTGCCCCACGTTTGTATGAGTAGTAGGGAAAGACGGGGAAGCTCGGACCCGTCGCGAGGGGCGGGGTGGGGCGGTTTACATAATTATCTTCGAGCACTATGTCACCTGCGAGGATAGTGCGTCTGATGCGGTGCTTCCTCTGCTCGACTAATCTGAGCAAGCCGATCGACTTAAGATGGTTGCGGAGGGACTTCGGTATGTCATACTCACTGGCAGCGCCTCCGGTTGAGGGGTCTACATAAACCTTCAGACGGTAATAAACCTTCTCCTCACATTCGAGCAGCTTGATCTCTCTGGTCTTTGGGTCCGCGAAGAGAGAATCGGTGAGGGGATTATCCATGTCAGAGAGGTCGGTGTGGCCGAGGCCGAACTGTTCGAGGCGGCCGAACATTGCGCTGATCTCGTCTTTAAATTCGGGGTAAAGGTTGGTCAGACGGTCTTTCGACTGCCATGACCAGTAAAAGAAATACTCGCAGTCGCCGAGGTCTTTGCGGAGATGGGGGCCAAAGATTGCCATATCCCACGGGCGATGAGTGATTTTCAACTGGCCCTCGATGTCAGCGTCAAAGTCGGGGTAGAGTTCCAGCAGACCCCGGCCTGCAACGACCATATCTTCAAATGCCTCAGTGTCCTCAGCGTCGAAGTGATTCAGGGTGAGAACATTCTTCATGGCATAGGTGAGAACGGTAGCAATGTCAGCGTCGCCGTTCTCGTTCGGGTAAGCTCTGAGGTCGGTTCGGTTGCGACGGTAGATGCCACTGAGGGTTTCGATCATCGGTGCAACCTGATTGATCGTCAGGCAGGCCCGGTCTTTGTCGGAGAGCTTCTTACGGGCCTCATCGGGCCACTGGTCGCCTTCTCGGAATCGTACAGATTCTTGACCGCGCTGTATGGATTCTTCTTCGTGGCTCCACGCATTTTCGTACTGCGCGACTTTGCGCTTGATTACATCGGCTTCGGTTTCCCCGGCGTCTTTGGCCGGGTCAAATTCTTCGGGTGGGTAGAGAGATGGGTCGAGGGGCTGGGTGTAGTGGGTGTGATTTTCGGCAGGTTCGACCTGTGCAATAGGGGTAGGGGCTTCCTGGGTAGGGGCTAATATGGTAAGAGGATGCTTGTGTCCTTTGGCCTTAGAACACTCTGCCATACCTCTGTCGTTGATGTAGATTAAATGCTCGTGATCGGCGTCTGGGCCGCGAAGAGCCACATGGAAATACATATTAAACCTCCAGCCAGGTGAGCCTATTGACTGATTGTAGCCTACCCTTGCGGGGTTTGTCAACATCGTCGTCGTAATCGGGGTCTGCAAGTTCAAAGGCTTTGTCGTCGCACATCATTGTCAGCATCAGTGCATCGGCCTTATTTGGGCTTGGCAGATTGCGGCTTCTCATCTCCTGCTTCGACTCTACCTTGATCTTCCCATTGTCTCTGACTTCGTACTTGATCGAGCTCAGTTCGCTAATTAGTTCTTGGTCCGGTGCTTCATTAAGTGAGATGTGACTGCGTTCAAACTTCTCTCTGAGCTTCCACCAGAGTTCGTCACGCAAGAGGCAGAACTTACGCGGGTTATTGGCAGCCCGGGAGACGTTGACCGCATAGACATTCGGTATATTCTGCCTGTTGAGTTCATCAACCACTCCGATTCCCAGGCCTACTGCATCGACGTAGATGGCGTGGGGCTTCCAGTCAGCGGCTCGCATAGCCACCCATCGGCTCAGTACTACTGTATCGAGCTGTTTAAGTTCCTGAATTTCAACCACTCGATGGCCCTGACGGACTAAGATGATTGAGGAGTCTTTGCCCATGCGGGCTACATCGACGCCCATGATAATCGGTTCTTTACCTGTGGGGGTTATGGTTAATTCGGCGGCTTCCATTGCCCACTCATAGGGGATAAGTGAACCGTCATCGGCCATTGGCGGTTCGCCGAGGACTGAGACACGGTACTGGTTGGAATCTTCGCCGAACTTTTCCCGCATGTAGGTAATCTGTTCGGGGGTGATGAGGTCTGACTGTTCGGCGTTCCAGTGCAGGTTAATCCAGTATTTACGTTCGGTGGGGTCGAACTGAGTATTGTATGCGAACCCGGTTCGGCGGGTAGGGTTGAAGAGGAGGATGACGAAGTTTACGGGGTCGGTGAGGGTAGTGTCGAGGGGTTGAAAAACGGCGTCGGGGACGCCGGAGGCCTCGTCTATTATGAACATCATATACCGGGCGTGCTTACCCTGCAGCGTTTCTACCTGCTGTTCCGCTGGTAGATGCGGGCCTGCCGAGTTACAGGTGACGAACCAGTCTTTGCCCCGTTCCGGGTCTTTGGTCAGCCTACATCCGGTGGACATCAGTTCAAGCTCATCAGCTATCTTGCATTGCCGTTCGCCCCCGTTGCGCTTCGATTTCCAGAGTGACATTTCGGCCATGAGGTTCGACTTCAGGTTGTCCATTGAGGGGGCGATCAGGTAGGTTTTTGATTGATAGAAGCAGAAGAGGAACCAATAAGTTACGATGGCGGCACTACTATCTTTCCCCGTTCCCTTGCCTGATCTGATGCTGATTCCACGCTTGATAAGGTAGCGTTTATCTTCATCCGTCAGGGGTTGGTCCTCATCCCTCTTCATCTTGGCAGTGACCAGCTTGCCCAGTTCGATGAAGAATTGGCGTTGCTGGTTCGATGGGTTAAAGCCAAAGACTTCCATTGCGAAGTTGAGGGGGTTCTGCTGCCAGAAACGAATCTGGTTTCTGGCCTGCTCAGCCAGGTCTGGCGGGTTGGGTTTCAAGGAATCGACGAAGCGTGAGCGGGGTTTGGTCATGGTTCAATGATTTCTGCATCAGTTGCGGATTGGTCTTTCTTGCGTGGGGGAATTGCGGAGGCGATGATATTAACAATGTTAATGGTGCCTGCGTCAGCCCCGAACATTGGCTGTGCTTTATTCGTTATCACCTTCAATTTATCGACCAAGATGCCGAGAGCCCTGGCCGCAGCTAG